TCTATCTTCAATACTTTTTGCATAATCTTCGTTAGTCATTTCTCCTGGATTAATATCAGCTACTGCTTCAGGAGATATAAATCCTCCTGTTATACCTGTACCAATAGAAGCTAAAGCTGTTTTTCCAGGATTACTTACTATAGATTTTGCAGCACCTGTCATTCTAGGAGCTAAATACTCTCCTGTTTCTTGTAAAGCTTTTATTCCAGATCTTTTTGCAGAGCTTGGTAAAAAAGCAGCACCAGGCACAGCTAAAGCAGCACCTTGTAAAAATTTACCTGTATCTCCTTCAACAACACCTTGAGCCATATCTTGAGATCCAACACCTATACCATAACCTTCTAAACCAACTATACCTGTTTGAACTCCAGGTCTATTCATAAAAGAAGAAACTTTAGGTGCAAGATATCTGTACGCTGGAGCAGCACCTGCTCTAAGCATATTTCCAGCAGACATAAGTCCCCCTATAAATAATTTAGGTACTTTATTAGGATCTACCTTGTGTAGCTCTTGTGCTCTTTTTTTAAATAGAGGTCTGTTTAATGTCTTGTCCATTAAACTACCTATACTGTTCTGCCCATGGCCATTGCCGCAGCCGTTGGGTTTTTATTTAACATTGAGTAAGTTGCGTATGCACCAAGTCCTGCTCCTGCAGCTTGTGCTAAAGGATTACCACTAGATCCTGGTGTTGTGGTCTGTGTTAATGAAGACTGAGAAGTAGGTCCTGCAGCATAGATATTTTTTAAGAATTCAGCTCTTTGATACGGTTCGTATGCTCTTTGTAATTCTGTCTGTCTTGTAGCATCTAATGCTTGCTGACCTAACTGTCTTTGTAAACCACCTGCAGCCATTAACTGATTAATGTCTGACTGTGCCATATTTTGTTGTTGTTGGCCTAATGCACCTAACAACTGACCACCTTGTAGTCCTATTCTTTGTTGATTCTGTGCTGCACCTAATGCAGTATTAAAACCTTGTGCCTGAGCTTGGCCCATTGCTGATAAAGTTCTTCCTTGAAGCTCTGCTTGTTGAACTCCTTCACGTCCTCCACCAAAAGCACCTGCTCCAATAGCTTGTGATCCTAGTTTATTTTGCATCATTTGTCCTTGTCTTCCAATTTCATTTGTAACATATTGTTGATAAGGATTTAAAAATTGTGATATCTGTGAAGCACCTACAGGAGCCATTGCTCCTTGTACTCCAGATATACCTGAACCAAGTGTTGGTTGACCCACTCCTGTAACTCCAGATTGAGTAATACCTTGTTGTTCTAAGGCACCCATACCTTGTACGTTAATTTGTGGAACGTTAACTGGTTTTTGTGCAAGTGATGAAGCTATGTCCATCAAACCAAGTTTTCTTTCCTCTATACCCGGTGCTTCTCTTATGTATTGTGTAGTAGTTGAAGGCTGGCCTCCGCCACCTCCTCCGCCACCGCCAAATATACTCATTTAGTTAGCTCCTTTTGAAATTCATAATGTTTTACTTTCCAATCATATTTATCCATAATCTTTTTATATCCTGGTCTCATTAATGCAGTTACTCTTTTACAGTTATTTACTTTAGCAAATTCTTCTAATGTTTGTACTAACTTATCAGACCATAAATTCATTTTCTTTCCTGTACAAATCAAACCTTGCAACTCTTTAAAGTTAGGGTTGTCAAAAAATCTACTAGTACAACATCCAAATACTTTGTTTTCTCCATCATCATCTGTTCCAAACATGACCCATAAATGCATTATATTTTGTTTTAATAATTTTTTAATGTGTTTAGCATCTGCATATTGACCACTAAATTTTAATGCTTCTGCAATAAGAAACTCTACTAAAGGCCAAAAAGTATCTATCTCTGTTGGCTTAATAGTAAGTACTTCTACGTTAGTTTTAATTGTCTTTTCTACTTGCATCTAAAATATCCATAATTCTTTTAAAACGTTTTTGTTGTTCATAAAAAAACTCAGCACCTTTTTTTCTTTGATCTTCTTTGTCTGAAAGATTTGCACCAGCAATAATACCTGCTCCTCTTACAGCAGCCGATCTAGATACAAATTCACCATCAGCTAATTGAGCTAACATTGTATCTTCATTATCATCACCCATACCAGCTCCATCTTTAACAAAACCATGAGCTCTTGTATAATTGTTAGCATCATCTTCACTGTGACTAAATTTAGAAGGTAGTGCTTGTCCGCCTGTATTAAATTTTGCAACTGAAACTATACCACCTACTTTCATTGCAGGTTGTTCTTCACCTAATATTGCTTCTACTGATTGATAAGTATTTTTATCTTCTAATGTGTTGTCTGAATATGTTCCATCATCATTATATGTTCTAGTTTGAAAACCTGTAGGTCCTCCTGCAAAACCACTCTCCATAAGTTTTTGATAATTTTTATTAAAGCCTGGAGGAGCATTTGCCATATCTTCTCCGCCACCCATACCACCAAGTAAAGGAAGAATTGCTGAACCTACTGCAACCTTACCTGCAGTAGTTTTTGGAATTAAATTAGATAAAATATTTGAACCACCTTCGTTACCAACTAAACCTTGCATAGTTCCTGGATCATTCATTCCTGAAAATCCTGGAGCCGTTGCTTGACTTCCTGCAACTTGTGGAAATAAACTTTTTATTCCTGTCATAGTAGCTGTATTACCAAACTGTGCTCCTAAAGTGCTTCCTGCTAAAGTGTTAGCTCCTGTTTGACCAAAAGCTGATAGTCCTCCAACACCTGCCATACCACCTAGTTGGCCCATACCACCAATTACTAAGGCATCTCTTAAAGATCTTTTAGTTGATTTTCCTCGAAGTTTTTGTACGCCAAATGTGGCTAGTGCTAGTGTAAATGGATCCATAATTTATTCTTTTAAATATGGATAATAATATCATTTTACTTGGTTAGTTTCAACTCATCAAGAAAACGACCTTCGTACTGGTGTTCTCCAACATGTATAATAGGGTCATTGACATAAGCATAACATTTTCCTCCAATGTCTTTCCAAAGCTTACAAAATGAAAAATCCTCACCCATGTATGTTTTGGTTTCAGGGTCATGTATACAGTCAAAGAAGTTCCATAAATTAGGTCTATCTACATATTCACCATTAATTACTGTCTTTTGAACTATATTTTTATCTGGATATTTCTCTATCATCTTATCAAATACGCTTCTTTTAATCATCATACATCCTGTAGGACTATGTGTAACTTCCATAACACCATTATCTAATTTTATATCCTCAGTGTTTTCTACTCTCATCGGATAAGTATTTAAAAATCTATGTATGTCTTTAGAGTTTTTAACTTCCCCTTCATCCCATTTTTTATAAAGTTTATCCCACATCATTGTTTTAAGAGGGTAAGGAATAGATACTAGTTCTTTATTTAAATCTAACATTTTAATTATAGACTCTGCTCTAAAATATATATCTGAATCTATAAACAACATATGTGTACAATTAGATTCTAAAAAAGCTGAAGTACATAAATTTCTTCCTTGAGTTACTAAAGAAGATTTTAATAATGTAAATGTAATTTGTATTCTATTTTTAATACATAGCTGTTGTAATTCTAGTAATGCTTGTGTGTAATGCATAGTTACATCACTATGACAAGGTGTGCAAACCATAAGACTAATTTTTGATTTAGTATCTTTTTGTCCGGTGTCCGGTTTCCACATAGGAAGACTAGCTTTTTCGTATGATGTTACCTCAACTTCTTTTAGAGTTTGATAAGTGTCTTTATTTATTGTTTCTTTCATTTAAAGCTCCTTTCAGAAAGTTTGTCCATTCCATGCCTTTTTTCTCCCAGTTATAAAATCTTTTGTAAAACTTTTGTTGTTCTTCTAAATGTTCTTGCATAAAATCTTCATGTAAGTAACTAGCTGCTATATTAATTGCTCCCGCAGTATCTTGCGCCATTTGTTCATAATTTTTTGAATAATTAATATATACAGGCCACTCTGCACACGTTTCATACAAAGCTCCAAAATTATTAGTAATAACATGTACACCAGATGCTAAAGCTTCTAAAGCTGAAGCACAAGAAGTTTCTTCAAATATAGATGGATAGACAAACATATCATAATTAGGCATCATCTCTCTAATATATTCGTTTGGTTTATAACCAATATAATTTACATTAGGTAATTTTCTAGCTTGTTCATATAATGCTTCAAAATCTTTTTCAGTATTATCTGCAAATTCAGAACCATAAACTTTACAAGAACTATAAACATCTAGGGTTATATTTGGATTCTCAACATCTTGCATGGCTCTTAATAATACATTCAAACCTCTCCAAGGTGTACAGTGATGTACTAACTTAATAGGAGTTCCTCTTTTGTATATTTTTCTAATTGGAAAATCTTCTATACCATTTTTAATAACAACTGATTTTTCTGTAGGTATATCAAATACCATTCTAAATTTTTCATAATTCCAATGACTGTTAAATACATACCAATCATATTCATGGTGTCGTGACTTGTCTGAAAAAAAATTTTGAAGGTTAGGTTGATCCCAAGAATTTTTTTGCCAAAGTATGTTAAGTTTATCTGGATCTAAAGGAACTTTACCTGGTATTGATGTACATATCTGTACTTGGTCTAGTAATTCTTTGGAAACATGCTTTTCCAGCATTTCCATTTGTAGCTCAGTGGCTCCTCTTGGTTGCATTATTTTTTTGTTTCTGCCCCCATAGTAACTTTAGTAACCTTAATCTCAAGGTCTTGTCTAAAATCATCCACAGTAGTATCAGTGTTGGGATCAGCAACATCAGCATCAAAATCATTTTTACTAGCATATATTTTACCAGTCTTTTTGTGTTTAATAATTTCTTTTGCTTCAGCTGGTATTTTTATTATATCACTCATTTTTGTCTCCGTCCCTGTCTATGATATTTTTTATTATGTTGCAACTTCTTTTTTTTATTTAAATTTTTGCAGTGTCTTCGAGGTCTTTTTTTAGGTTTATCTCTTGGTACGAAATGCGTAAATTTTTGTTTAGCCATTTTGATCGTCTCTGTTTATTTCTAATAAACTAATTGTAACGTCTGGTCCAGTAATATCTGATAACATTTTCAATATATCACTCTCTTCTAAGATTAGTATTGTAGTAATAAATTCATGACTAGCATCTGCTGCAATAGTTTTTTTGCTGTAAAAATAAGTAGATCCTGAAGTAATTTTAATTGTAACAACAGCATCTCCAGCACCTTCATTATAAACATGAATAGATTTTATTAAGGCTCTAGTATTACTTGCTGCTGTATAAACACTTTGTTCAGTATTAGTTATTAAATCTGTGTTTACTTTTTTATAAATATTAGCCATAGAACCATGTAAACCTTTCTACTTCTTGTTTCAAGTCCTCTTGATAAGAAGTATTTAACTGATTTTCAACTGTTGCAAGTGCTTGGTTAATTTGTCTAAAACCTTCTACACTATATTCTTGAGGTGGTTCAGGAACATATACATTAATTTTAGCCATTATCTTCTTCCATCTGGATTAACATCAGCTCTGAATGTACCAAATCTCCAAGTTTCGTCAACAGCAATGTTTTGTATTTTAATATTTGCTAATCTTCCTCTAGCTCTTGTGTCTATTTTTTGTGTACTAGAAGTAATAGTAAATGGACCTAATTGAGATGAGACTCCCGAATCAACAGGAAATTCTTTTAAAAATATTGTAACAACTGCATTACCTTGTAAGTTTTTAAAATCAGGTAAAAATCTACTAACTCTTAACATATATTCACCATCTCCTTCTGTAGGTAAATCAAAATCTCCAGATTGAATATATGCAGGTATAGCAGTTTCCGTTCCATCTAAAGCTATTTTATTTGTACCAATTTCATGGCCAAAGTAAGTTGATGAACCAAAAGTATTTGTTGCTCCACTTAAATTAGAAACTGTTGGAGTTGCCGTAGACGTATATTCTGTTGCATAAGGTACATCATAAGTACTAGCATCTGCATATGAACTTCTAGCAAGTGTCATAGTAGACCAACTATTTTCTACATAATTGTATACTACAGATCTATTGTTCTGTACTGCTGGATTACCAGATGGTGTTCCTGCTGGGTATAACCAAATAATCTCATTAAATAAAGAATTATGCGAGCCATATATAATTTCGTTAGATGAATAATTTATACCTTCGTTTGATCCGGTGGTCGTAAATACAAAATCTTCAACAAGTGACGGAAGTAATTTAACAGTACCATCAAATACAAAAAAACCTCCACCAGCACCCATCCAAAATACCTTACCGTCTGCATATACAGTTGAGTGTTGTCCAATGCATCCACAGTTAGAACCCACTTGTCTTATTGAAAAAGTAAATGGCGGTCCTACAAACTGCATGGTATAAGCTGCTTGGTCAGTTAAAATTAAATTATAATCCTTACCTGATACTGCTGCAACAATTTTATTACCAGTATCCAATCTAAATGTACCTGCAGTATTAATAGATGTAGGTTGATATACACTAAAATTTTCTTGATCACTAAATCTAATAAACATAGGATCTTGAGTTGTTGAATCTCCAATAGTTGTTTCAGTTCCAAAATGAACAACATGTCTATCTCTATCTGAAGTAATTGTTAATCTTGTTGCTGTTGGAGCACCTGACATAATCACTGCTCTTTGTTCTAATGGGTTTGAAACACCTGGATTCCAAACAAAAGTTTTACCGTCTTTAACAGTTGCAATTAATTGTTCTCCAAAATTATCTAAAGACCAACTACCTGGATCTAGTACAACAGAAGAACTAGTTGTAGCAGATCCCCAAGTTCCTCTACTCCATGTACTTGTGCCCCAACCGTAACCATATGTTTGTATTGTTGGTCCTATTTCTTCGTAAGGATTAATACTTGCAGATCCTGCTGCAGTCATACCCGTACCAGATTCATTTGTTTTCATCTGTATTGTAAAGCTGTTTGAGTTAGGTGCTGTTAAAACTTCATATGTAAAATCTTGAAAATTAGCCACAGTAAAACCTGTAGCTCCACCACCTGGTAAAGTCACAGAAGTGAATGTTATATATTCTCCTATATCTAAAGCATGACTTGTTTTATTAACAGTAACAATATTTTGGTTTTGTGTAGATGTAAAAGTTGCTCCTGTTAAAGCTGTTGCTAAAGGAGTTACATCATAAAATTTATCTTCAAAGTAAATATATAAAGCTTTAGAAGTACCAAGTGCTGCATATCTATTTCCTTCTAAATCTGTCCAAGTGTGTTGAGCACGTGTGGGTCCTGAAATAGTTTCTTGACCAATAGCCGTAAAACCACCTATTTTTTCTGGTTGTCCATATCTAAATCTAACAAAATCTCCATCAATCCATTG